CAGTGTTCTTGGAGAAGTAGATCATCCAGATGATTTAAAAGTAAATTTAGACCGTGTGTCTCACATGATCACAGATATGTGGATGGACGGTCCTAACGGTTACAGTAAGATGAAAATCTTACCTACACCAATGGGTAACTTAATCCGTACAATGCTCGAAAGCGGTGTAAAACTTGGCGTAAGTTCTAGAGGCAGCGGCAACGTTGATGATAGAAGCGGCGAAGTAGCAGAATTTGAGATCATTACTGTGGATGTAGTTGCACAGCCCAGTGCACCTGGTGCTTATCCTACACCTGTGTATGAACATTTAATGAACATGCGCGGTGGTAATAAAGCATTTGTAGTTGCACAAGAAGTAAAAGAAGATCCAAAGGCCCAGAAATATTTGAAGGAAAGTCTCCTTCAAATTATTAAAGGTCTAAAATAAGCCCGAGGAGAAATAGATGTTGGACGCATTCAAACAATTAGTAGAATCAGGAACCCTGTCAGAAGAACATACTTCTGCCTTAGAATCTGCTTTTACTCAAAAAATTCAAGAGAATCGCGACCAAGTCACAGCAGAACTTCGTGAAGAGTTTGCTACCAAGTATGAACACGATAAAGGTGTCATGGTTGAAGCAATCGACAGGATGTTAAGCGAAAGATTGGCCGCAGAAATGGCTGAACTTGCGGAAGATAAAAAATCTCTAGTGGAAGCTAAGGTTGCTTATCAACGTAAGATGAAAGATGATGCCTCTAAAATGGAATCATTTGTTCTAAAACAGCTTGGTCGTGAGCTGGTTGAATTCAGAAACGATCGTGAAAGAGTATCAGATAATTTCTCAAAACTAGAAGGTTTTGTTGTTCATGCCCTAGCTAAAGAAATTAAAGAATTTGCTCAAGACAAACGAGATCTAGCAGAAACGAAAGTTAAACTAGTTCGTGAAGCTAAGAGTAAGTTTGGTGAAATTAAGAAACAGTTCATACAACGTTCAGCTAAACTTGTTGAAGCTACAGTAACACAAAAATTGACATCTGAGATTAAGCAATTAAAAGAAGATATTGATAGTGCCCGTAACAACAATTTTGGACGTAAGTTGTTTGAAGCATTTGCTCAAGAATACTCATCAAGTTATCAAAATGAAAAATCTGAAACAAGTAAATTGTTAAAGATTATCGCTAAGAAAGACTTGGAGCTAGATGAAGCAAAAGAAGCAGTAACAGCCAAAGCAACCATTGTTGAATCTAAAGAACGCGAGCTTCGCATTCAGAAAGATCTAGCAGAACGCAAAGCTATTATGAGCGAAATGATGGCTCCGTTGGATGCCAGCAAGAGAGATGTCATGCAACAACTGTTAGAAAGTGTAAAAACTACTAAACTTGTTGATGCATTTGACAAATACCTACCTGCAGTAATGGAAGGCGATAAGAAAAGTACAGCTTCACAAAAATCTGTACTGACTGAAGGAACCGCTGTAACAGGAGATCGTGAAGCTGTAACTCACGAGGTAGGCTTCGATAACATATTAGATATCCGCAAATTAGCGGGTCTAAAATAAAAAAATTCAAGGAGACAATAAATGTCACAACTATTAAATGAAAGATGGTCAGAGACCAGAGACGCTCTGCTTGAAGGCCTATCAGGTAACCGTAAAGCATCTATGCAAGTTTGCTTAGAGAACACACGCAGGTACTTGACAGAAGCCGCCACAGCAGGTGCAACAAGTTCTGGTAATGTAGCAACACTAAACCGTGTTATTCTACCAGTTATTCGTCGCGTAATGCCAACTGTTATTGCCAATGAAATCATCGGTGTACAACCAATGACTGGCCCAGTTGGTCAAATCCACACTCTACGTGTTCGCTATGCTGATACCAGCAGTGGCGATGGCATTGTAGCAGGTGAAGAAGCATTGAGCCCATTCAAGATTGCTAGTGCTTATTCTGGTAACAACAATGACACAACTCCAAGAGCAAACTCAACAAGTGCTTTAGAAGGTCAACCAGGTAAGCGTATGAGCATTCAGATCTTGAAAGCATCAGTCGAAGCTAAGAGCCGCAAGCTATCAGCTCGTTGGACTTTTGAGGCTGCTCAAGATGCACAAGCTCAACAAGGTATTGACATCGAAGCTGAAATCATGGCCGCACTGGCACAAGAAATCACTGCTGAGATTGATCAAGAGATCTTAACAAGCCTACGTTCTTTAGCCAGCGTAGAAGAAACATATGATCAGTCATTAGTTTCTGGTACAGCTACATTCGTTGGTGACGAGCACGCCGCTCTAGCTATCCAAATCAACCGCGTAAGTAATTTGATTGCTCAAAGAACACGCCGTGGTGCTGGTAACTGGGCAGTTGTTTCTAATCAGGCATTGACAATTCTACAAAGCGCAACTACTTCTGCTTTTGCTCGCACTACAGAAGGTACTTTTGAAGCACCTACAAACACTAAGTTTGTTGGTACATTGAATGGTGCAATGAGAATTTATGTTGATGCTTATAAAGTAGATACAGACAGTAACAACCAAATTCTAATTGGTTATAAAGGTCCTAGCGAGGCAGATGCTGCCGCGTTCTATTGCCCATATATTCCTTTGATGAGTTCTGGTGTTGTTCTAGATCCTA